TTTTATTTATTTATACTTTTAAATAAATTTAATAACTTCTTTAAAATTTTTATGAAATTCTTTTACTAATTTATAATCTTCCCTATTTAAATAATCTTCAAAAGTTTTATTGAAATCTTTTTTTGCCATTCTTTTTTGCATGCTGTTTAAATTAGATAAAATAACTTTAATAGTGGCATCATTATTTTCTACTTCATTCATATCTTGAAATTTCATTTATTTACACCCATGACATGAGGAACATTGTTTACATACAACATTTCCAGTTTCTGCTTTAAGAATATCCATTGGGAAATTCATATGTTCGATTTTTTCGATTTGTGGTTTTTCATATTTCTTTTTCATTATATTCCTTATCGTATATACATATTTAATTTACATTCAGGACATTTATACATTCCATTTTCTTGTTTACAATTTTCTAAAATTTTAATCATAAATAACCTTTTTAATTATTTATAAAAATTAAAATTTTGGTGGAGGTACTTAAATGACTTCCGCCGCTTTCATAATTTTCTAAAATATGGAAAATTATGGAAGTGGCGGGAATCGAACCCGCGTCCTAAAATAAAAATTAATAATTTCTTTTACATATTTAGTAATTTTTTATTTTTCGGAAATCATATCAAAATTACAAAATTCTGATTTCCTATTTCAATATTTTTAAGTATGATCCTTGAACAAAATTCATACCGAGTTTAATTACTCTCTGTCCTATATTATCATTCAATCAACAAGTAGATAATATTTCGTCAGCTTTTAAGTTAAGCTGCAACTCTTAGTGTATTGTTATTTAATTTTAATTTTACGGCATGTTTCAAATATGAAAATTATTAATATTCTACCCCAGTCGAAACCTTGTCACCCCCATTTAATTTTCTTTTACATTAAATATTTCTATATACAGTTCACCACTTTTTTTATCTTTTTTAACATTATTATTAATTGTTATCTTAACTTCTGGATGTGCTTTTTGTAATTGTTTAATCCATTTATCAGGATTTTCTTGTGCAAATAATTTTCCTTTACCATCCTTGTTAAGTACTAATGTAAATCCACCAGGAAATGTTCTTAATGTCTTTTTTAATTTTGTTTTGATTTTATTAGATACTTCTTCATTTATTGCATCTCTAAATTTCATATGTTTTCCTTTATTTAATCAACAATATAAATATAACTAATTCTTTATGACTTGTCAATATATATTTTTTATTATTTATCAAATAAGGAACTAAAACTTGTTTTATTTGCATTTTGCATATTAACACCAATTGCATCTGATAATCTTCTTACAGGTTTAATGAAATCAGTATTCCACATTTTTTTATAATCAATATAAATTTCATATTCTTTATTAACGAATTTCATAAATTTATCAATGTCAATTGTGTTACTTACAGCTATACAATGTGTATTTAAACAATTATTAGGTAAGACATAACAATATTTTACCTTTTCACTTTGATAAACTATAGGATAAATATTACTTAAATCATTATCTTTAAGTATCTTATTATAAATCAAGGTGCCTTTGATATGAGCTGGAACTCCTTTATCATATGGAGTCTTATAATTATTCAATGATGAAACAGATTTTGGTTTAAATATTTCATCTGGTGTTAAATCAGAATATAATTTAAAAGCATCTCTTTCAAAAGAAATCAATTCATTACTTGAATTATTATAAAAAATAAACTCAAGATATTCTGATAATTTTGAAATAATCCAAGGACTTGTAGCTGCTTTTTTAGCGATGTCATAGCCTTTTACATACGGCTTGTCTTTTTTGGTTTTTGGTGAACCCTCTTTATCAATCATCTTAATACAATAATTTTTCTTACCTAACCAAATACCACGATCACCATAAATTTCTCGTTTCATTTCAAAACGATTTTCCATAACATTTAAATTTTTCGCTAATACTGCATATCCTTTTGTAATTTCATTGGCGATTTGTTTAGAAATCAAATCAAAAATTTTAGACTTTTGCTTAAAGGATAATTTATCATATTTAATATTAGTCATAGTACAATATTTTTTTACTTGTTTTTCAATTGAAATATAAATAGAATTATGAAGGAGAATATTATTTCCAAAAAAATTATGGTTATCTTCAACTTCTATATCATAAACCCACCTTTCTTGTACTCCCAAATCTTCAATTTCAAAATTTTCAGTTTTTAAAATTTTCATATTTAATCCTTATTTTATTACAAATTATATTTATTATTTTTTCATCAATATTTCTATAATCTTTTTCCCAAATAATAAAAACATCAAAATTTCTCTTTTTTATTTCATTTAATTTAATTTCATCATTATTCCAAATTTCTTTTGAAGTTAAAGTTTTATCATATGGATTTGGTGTATCATTTTCTTCAAATAATGCCGGATTAGCATGCCATATATCACCATTAAATTCTATACAAATTTTTAAATCTGAAATTACAAAATCATATTTAAAATATCTTTCCTTTGTATAAATTCCAAATTCTTTATTTTTTTCAGCAAAATAAACTTTATCTTCATTTACAATATCTTTAATTTTATTATATATTTTCCAAAAGCATTCTTGAGAAATTTTAGAATAAGGTACATTTTTATCTTCTACATATTTTTTATATTTTTTAGTACCTTCTATTTTTCCATGTCTTCGTATAAAATTATTTAAATTATTTATTTTTCTTTCATTAATTTCTTTCCACTTTTTCTTTCCTTCTATTTTTCCATATTTTTCTTCAAAATATTTCAAAGAAGAACCTACATAAGATTGTAATTTACAATAATTATTCCATTTATTATTTCCTTCTATTTTTCCATGTCTTCGTATAAAATTATTTAAAGTACAAGCTCTTAATTTATTAAAATTATTAAATTCTTCTTCAGTCATTCCATATTTTTTTTGTTTATATTTAAATGTATTAGTTATTGATTGAGTTTTACAATATTTATCCCATTTATTGATACCTTCTTTGTTACCATATAATTTTATTAATTTTTTCTTCGTAATACCATTTCTTGATGATTTAATTTTATTTAATTTTTCTTCATCTAAATCAGGAAAAAACCATATTAAATCAGAATTTGGAATATTACATTTTTTTGGTTTTCTTTTAAATTCTAATTCAAAACAATCAAAACATTTATCTCTACCAAATAATTCAATTTTATTACCACCAAAATTATATATTAATGGTTTAAATAATCCATATCTTGAACATAAATTAGAATTAGAAAACTTATCATTTAAATATTTTTTAATTTCATCTTCTGAAGCTAATAAATTATTACATAATTTACATTTTAATATTATCATCTGTATCTCCATATATTTTTAATTATTTATAAAACTAAAATTTTATACAGATACAGATGATGATGATGATATTTGAATTATTTTATCTCCTTTAATAATTTGTGCAGGTTTTATTGAAATAATTTTATTATTTCGTTCAATAATAATTGAATGATCTTCAGTAATTATTACTTCATCATTATTACATTTTATTTTAAACATTCTTTTTTTAACTTTATGTTTCATTACATATTTTGAAAAATTAAACTTGGGTCGTTTTGAATAACTTAAAACTTTATCTTTTTCAACAATTTGTTTTATTTTATTATTTTCTCCTTTAATTTCTTCAAAACCATTAATTAAATTATAATATTCACGAATTTTAATTTTTCCATACTTTTCACTAATTATAATAGTATCACCATCACAACTATCAGTATCACTATAATAAATGTCAATTTTCAATTTTTCATGTAACCATTTATGAATCCATCTATTTACTAATTGTGCGGAGTAAGTGATTGATTCGGCTAAACGAATATCAAACAACATAAAATAAGGACTTCCACTATCCGAAAGCACCATAACCGCTATTAAGCAAAATTTTTATACTCATTTGTTTTGAATTAAAAATACTAATTTTTTTATCAAGTTCTTTAATTCTTTGTTTAATTTGGTTTGCACTCTCCATTTAATACCACCACCTTTAAAGTTTAAAATTAATAGTTTAAGTAGTTTTATCTCTTCTTTAGTCATCAAGCTCCTTCAACATTGCTTCAAGTTCATCTAGTTCATTGGCATCATGTGCAATCAACTCAAGATTTTTTTTAATTCTATCTTTGACTAAACTAATTGCGATAGAAATATTTTCAAAATCAACTTGCTTTTCAATATTTTTATACTTTGGCATTTAATTTACCCGCCTCTACTTCTAAAAGTTCATGTTCTTTCCAATGTTTCAATTATTTCTCCAATAGTTTTTTCATCCTATTTTCAAATTCATCATCAGTTTCTCCAGAGAGCTTAAACGGCCATCTTTCATCTGGAATTTCCGTCATATTTGAAACAATTAAACCTTGTTGTTTATGAGTCAAATTATAATTTCCACCATTTTCCGATGAAAGCGGTGTTTTATATTTTCCTCGTACTACATCGATATCTCCCGATAATCCGTCCATTATATTCTCCACCTTTCATATTTATCAAATTCCATGAATGACACTATTTCATGAAGCAGTTTTGAAAAATTATGGAAAGCAAATGGATTATCATCATTGATTTTAGCATAATCAATATCATTCAAGTACCATTTATTTTTCCAATTAAATTTTATCGATTTTACTATTCGTTTGATTGGCAACCAATCAGGAATGATAATATAATGTTCAGAACCAAGTGTCATATAAAAAGGTTCATTTATTTCAATATCATATTTAATCAAAGCACGAATTTTAGTTAGGATTTCACCATTTGAAACATCTAATTTTACATTAGAATTTAAACTAAGGTCACCAAAATTCTTTTTTTGAAGCTTTACAAATTTTACTGTCTTCATTGTTACTCCTAAAGTCTTTGTGATACATTATTAATAAATCTAGTGATTGATTCATCTGAATCATCTACTAAATAATTAAATTTATATTTAATTGCTAAATTTCTTATTCTTTTTTCAACTGATTCTGCATCAATTGGGTTCTTTAATACAACATTAAAATGTTCTAAAGTTTCCTTTCCTTCATGAGAACATTTTACTTTAATTCCAGTTTTTGTGAACTTATAATCATCAAATCTTATAGGAATTTTATTAACTTCCATATAACTGTTCATATTACCTAAATTTAACATTCTCTTTCCTCTCTTTAATTTCAACAATAATATAATATAACTAATTCTTCTTGCATTGTCAACTACTTTAATGACCTATATCATTTTCATCAAATATAATTTCTGGTGTTGTAGAAGGATATTTAAATTTATAAATCCTATATGGATCTTCAAGTATTACATCAATATCAGCCATATCCATCGCGTAAAATTCTTCATCAGGTACATTTGAATACATTGTTGGTAAAGATTCAAATACTAAAATATCATTTGGAGAATTCGTTTTCATGAAAATATAAACAGATTCTTTAGTCAATTCAATATTTAAAATAACATTATCTACAAAATCATCACTGATATTTTTATTTGAATATATTTTTTCTATACTAGATTTTAAATTAAACATCTCTGTCATACTTTTAACACTCCATCTTTTGGATGTGGCGTTTTACCTTTTTCATTCTTCATTATTGTGATATTTGTCAATTCATATTCATTATCTATTCTATTCCAATCTATTCCAATCGGAATATTCAAATAATTAAATGTATCAATAATTAGAGCTTCATAATCTGTTTTAATTATATTTTTACTATGTTTTTGATGTAATTTTTTAAATGTATTAATAATTTCATCTGGTGTAATTTTTCTTTGTACAAATCTTTCTTTAAAATGTCTTGTAAAATTTACATCAATATTTAAGTCTTTAAACATTGCATCAAGTTTATTTTCTATCTTTTTTAATAATGCTCCCTGATCAGATGTTAATTTTACACGTTCTTTTTTATATTCAAGTAAGCTATTGCTCATTTTTCACCTATTTCTTTTGTTGAGTTATACAATTTTAGAAATAATTTTTTTAATGTGTTATTATTTATTTTCGTCCCATATTGTTTATTCTTAAAATAGTCTTCAATAAATTCTTCAAAAGTCTTTATATTTACAAGTTGTTCTACATTAGCATCATTTAAAAATAAATCATTAGCTAATAATACTTGTAAGTCATTACATTTTTTATCAATATTCAAGACATAATAATCATATTTATTAGAATCTATCTTTAAATCTTTAGTAATAATTAATTTTATTACTTTATTTTTACAATTTTCTAAAACTTCTTTTAATTTTTCCTCTGATCGAATGGTAAATTTTTTATGAATATTATTAACATTTATATAACTTATTTTTCCATCTTCTAATTTACAAAATCCATGTGATGATAATTCTTCTCCCCATCTAAAATCAAGAATACTTCCAACATAATGAATATTATCTTGCTTTACTCGTAAATGATAATGACCAGAAAATACTCCTTTATATTGTTTGAAATATGGGACATTTAAATCAGAATTATTTTTCTCAAATGGCATCAATCCTTCAAAACCAAAATGTCCTAATACATATGATTTAAATCCTTCAGGTTCTTTATATGCTAAATATTTACGAATCGAATTATAATTTGAACTATTTATCCAAGGAATCATTATAAATTTTTCATCTTCAAAAGAAATTTCAGTAGGTTCTTCAATTAAAAATTGATTTTTAAAATTCTTCAATATCGGCTTTATTGAATTTACTGAATTATCATTCTTGTAAAATACATCATGATTTCCTAAAATATAATAAATAGGAATATTTAAAGTTTCAAATTGTTCCAATAATTCATTTATTTTATTATATATGTAAATATTAATATTTCTTCTATCATCAAGTAAATCACCTAACATAAAAATTGCAGATACATCATTTGACTTTACATATTTTAAAAACTTATCATAAAATTCAAGTTGTTTCTCAAGATAAAAATAGGAAGAATTTCTTACACCAAAATGTGAATCTCCAACCATAAGAATCATTCAATAATTCCTTTATCTTTTAAATGCTGCATAATTTCATAATGTTTCTTTTCAATCATATCATAAAATTCATTTATCTCTTCTCGTTCATCCCAATATTCACTATGTAAACCTTTTTCTTTAATATCTACTTTCTTAAAATGTATTTCCATTAATTTGGCAGTTAGTCCTGGAATACTCATATCACATCCCCTTTACATTCAAAAGTTGAAAGTTTTGCAGTTGCAACGATTCCTCTATAGATATTAGAATCAATTATATCCTTTACTTCTTCTGTAGTTTTTCCTTTTCCTGATAATATCAAATCATTTATGTCTTTATATTTTTTATATTTTTTTGTTGGAATATAAATCCCAATTTTATTTCCTAAATTTATAAAACTATTTAAAATTTTCCTGACATCTGAATTATAAGCAAAATCTGTATCAGGAACATAAATAACGTCTTTAAATTTTTTAATTTCTTCTAATAATTTATTGTTTACCTTTGAACCACTTAATGCAAAACTGTTTGGTAAAAATAAACTATCAATAGGTCCTTCTACTATATAAATTCTATCATCTTTATTTAAGTTGTAATAATTATACAATTTACCATATTCTTCATTTAAAAGGATCGTTAAATATTTAGGTGATTGATCTTTTAAAGCTCTACCTTGAATTGCATAAATTTCTCCAGTAGCATTATTGATATATGGAATGATTAATCTTGGGTCATATACAGTCTTACATGTCTTATTTGTTATTTGACAATATAACTTCATAAAATTATCAGTAAACAAAAATTTATTTTCAAATTTACTTAAAGCACGTTTTACTAAATAATCAGACGCAAGCTTCTCTTCTTTTACCAATTTTAAATTATATTTATTGATTAATTCTTTAATTTGAATTGATATAATTTCTTTCTTTTCTTGAACAAACTTTTTAGTAGGAGCAGCTTTATTTGGGAGAACTAAATCTCTTATGTACATTTTATATACATCAGGATAATTAGATTTAATAAAATATTTTATTGATGCATAATATCCACAATTAAAACACTTTACTTTTTCTTTTTCTAAGTAAATATAAAATCGTCTTTTAGTTCTTGATTTTTTGGAATCTCCACAAATTCAAATTGGACAGCGAGATATAAATTTCCAATTATCAACTTTAGTCAATTGTTGTAACCCTAAATCATTTATATAATCTGTCAACAAATAGCATCACCACCTTTTAAAAACAATAAACAATTATTAACAACGTCCTGTTTATTAAGTAAAAAATCATTTTCCCAAACTTCTAATACTTTAAACTTATTTTTATTTAAAAAATTAATTTTAGTTTTATCCTTTATCCAAATTTCTTTTGATTTCATATTATTAAATGGATTTGGTTCATCATTTTCATTAAATATTTTAGGATTAGCATGAAATATATCACCCTGAAATTCTATTATTTTATCTTTATATAAAAAATCTATATAATAATGCGTTATATATTTTTCACCTTGAAATTCTCCAAAAAATACATTTTCTTTATCATTTATATATTTTAATAATTCAAAAAATAATAAAGACAACAAGTGATTTCCTTTAAGGATAATAATTATGGTGACTTTATAACATTTTAACTTGTTCACTTTAATTACTTATCTATACTTTTAATTAAAGTTGTCTACTAAATTTTCACGTTTCGACGAGATAACACATACTTCATTATAGTCTTTAGTATTGCATCTGCACATTCCACCAAATTATAGGTAGTAGTACGCCTCTGGAGATACCAGATATTTTCTGAACGTTGGGGCGTTTAGTTCACCACATTGGTATAAAATGTATCCACCTTGTCCTTACAACTGTTTCCAGATAATTATTATCCTATTAAAATCCATTTGCTGCCTCATTTAAACGATTTTCAAATGAAATAATTTCTTCTGCTTTTCTTGAAGAGCAATTAAGTTCTTCTTGAATTTCTTTAATTTGTTGACTCATATCTCTTTTTGAATTTTTTATATATTTAAGAAATACAAATTTCTTTGGGATTGCGTGAAACAAAAATCTCTCTTGAAGATCTTTAGGTAAATCTCCTAATCTATTTAATAGAAATCCATAAATAAAATGTGATTCTTTCATCGTTAGAAATCTATTCACAATATAAGGAGAATATAAAGCAGTTTCAAGATCATCTACCTTCTTTATACTTGTTAAATTTTTTATTACGTCAAATAAATTTTGAATCATTTTTATTTCTCCTGAGCTAATCTTCTTGCTACAGTCCAAGGTTTTCCTTTATGAGATTTACTTAACTTTTCTTAATGTGCATTTAATTTTCACCTTGTTCTCCTTCAAATAAATCTAATTGAGTGTTATCCAAATCTTGTAATATTATCATCAGTTCTTTTTCATCTTGCTCTACATCATATAACATATTAAATAAGAATTTTTTTTCTTCATCAATATTATTCAACAAATTAAATATATAAGTTTTATCTTGTCTTGCTAATCCAAGCAATCTTGAAATACTTTTTTTGGATGTAAAATCAATTTCTTCAGGTTCAGTATTTATAATTTTCAATAAAGTTTCATAAGGATTAATATCACCACTAGGCGTAGAGGTTACTGATAAAGGAGGTAAAACTTTTTGAATATTACTCAGGTTACCATTTCTAATTTTATTCAAATATTCATATAATTTAGTTGTATCTGCGGAATATTCAATATATTCTTTAGCATTATCAAATCCTAAATATTTATATAAATCTTGATCTGAATTTTCTTTTTTCCATACTTTAATATATCTTGAAATATTTTCAGGAGATTCTTCACCCTTCAAACATTTTGAAATGAAACTTTCTTTCATCAGTTTATCTAACCTCATTTTGAAAATGTTAAAATAATAATAGGTGTCCACACTTGACTTATTCCATTATATTTATAAATTCTTTTCCATATTAAAAAATAACCAAAAAATAAATTACAACATACTTTTTCTTGCCAATGATGATAATTTAACCACATTTTAATACCCTTTATTTATTTATTTAAAAGTTATATTTTCCATGATTTCCATAAATGCTGCCATTAATTCAATTTCTGGGTCAGGTACTACATTTATATTTCTATTTAAATCAGCTAAATAAATAATATATTTAGGTATACATGAATCCTCAATAATGTTACGAGAAACTAATTTGAACATTTCTTGCATAATATTATGTTCATTTCCAATATGTTTAATTGAAAATGTTCTAATTTTTTGAAAGTTTTTTGCCTTTAAAAATTCAATTAATTCTTTAATTTCTTCTTTAAAATCAAGCTTTTCTACTTCCTTTGATGTAATCGCGCCATCATAAGCTGACATTAACTGAACACTTTTGATTATATGACGCCAATCTGGTGCTAATTTTTTAATCAAATAAACAACTGCTGCTTTTTCAAATGTAACTTTTTCTGCATCTAAAATTTTAGTTACTCTTAAAAAACCCGGCGTATATAGCTCTTTTTTATTTTCAGTAAAAATTTTATCTAAATCGAACAATTGAAATCTTGAAAGTAGTGCATCTGGAAATGCTAATTTCCTATTTGATGTAAAAATAAATCTTGCATTACCATGAGCCATTTCAATTTCTGCTTTTAATGCATCCATAGCATTTCCTGAAAGTCTATCAGCCTCATCAATTATAACAACTTTAGGATTTCCAATACCTAACATTGATACAGTTGAAACAAAATTCTTTACATTATATTTAACAACATCTACTGAAGTTTCTCTTGAGCCATTAATAAACAGTGTTGCAAAATTTTTAGAATTTATTATTAAATTAGCAATCGATGTCTTACCACAACCAGGTTTATTTGAAACAAACAAACAATTATTAAGTGAACTTGGATCATCATAAATCCATTTTTGAAAAATATTTTTCATTTTTTGTGGAAGAATTAAATCATCAATAGTTGTTGGTGCATATTTAAATTCCCACAGTTTGTCGACTTTACTCAAATTTTTCTCCTTGAACAGTGTCACCCAAATAGAGTGACACTGCTTATTAATTTTAGGAAAGGTTAGTTTGCGTTTGCTGCTATAGCGAAAATATTATCACCTTCAATTTCTTCGAATAAAACGAATTGTGAATTAAAAGTACATTTATAATTTCCAGGTTTTACCTTACTAAATGCATTTATATCCATATTAACTCTTACATCATTATCAATTTCAGGCTTATTAATTTCAATAGTATTCTTATTAGAAATTTCATTTGTTCCTGTATTGTCAAATAATGTAATTTTTTTATTACTAAATACTAACGTATTATAACTAATTGAAGGGAATTTTTTAATATTATCAAAATCTTTTTGAAGAAAATCAAATGTAAAACTTTCATCATTTGATTTAATAAAATCAAGAATCGCCTCTACCTTCTCATATATTTCTCTTACACCTTTTATTATATGAGAAACGCCAAAAATGAAATTACATTGAATTTCACCCAATGAATCAGTTATTGAAAGCTTTTTATCATCTTCTACAATTATTGATACATCTTCATTCATAATCTTAATACTTTTAATAAATTCTGAAAGATTATTTAAAATTATTTCAGGTCCTTCATAATTAAAACTATTATTAATATGAATTATTGAAAATGAACTATCTAATGCATCAGTTGAAACTATCATTCCTGCATTTTCAGGAATTAATATTACTTCGTTAATTTTTTTACAATTTTCTAAAATAGAAAGTTGTTCTTTTAAAATGTTCCATTTTGACATATTATTTATTCTCCTTATTCATCATCGTCAAATAATGATTCTATTTCGTCGAAAGTTTCATCACTATTTTCTGATGTAGCTTCATCAACAGTAGTTTCTTCAACAGTTTCAGTACTTGCTTCGTCAAGAATATCTTCTAATGATTTTTCTTCTACTACATCAGGCGGCGCAATTTCAGCTGGAGCATCAACATTAATTGATACATCAGCACTTGAAGTTAATGGTTGATTATAATAAGTCAAAACATCATTTAAAATTTGTTTCAATTGAACTGGAGTTTTGTAATCTTCAGCTTTTACATAATCTTCAATTCTATAAACTTCATCGCAAATGTTATTATTAAAATCTTCTTTTGCTTTTTTTGTTCCATCAGGAATAATGTAATCTGCTACTGATTTTCCTGGTTGTGCCCATTCACTTGATTCAAAATTTCTAAATCCTGCCTTCTCAGAAATCTTAACTTTAAGAGGTAAAATATTGTCAATATTGTGAACCATGAATGGATCGTCACCATCAATTGGATTCAATTTATCGGTAATTTTATTCTTAATTTGTACACCGAATTTCCATTTGAATAGCTTTCCAACTTCTTCAGGATTTGAATCATTTTTAAGAACTATAATGTTTCCAAAATATTGTCTCTTTCTTGAAAGACCCATATTCTTTCCAAGTTCTTTTTCCTTTTCAGAACCGTTAAAAAATTCAAAGAACTTTTCACAAATTGGGCAATCGCCTGGTTCATTACCTTTACGTCCTGAAGGACATAAAATATTCCAGTGTTTCTTACCTTTAGTTCCTTGCATGTTATTGTGAATTGGTACAAAAATATAAGGAGATGCAGTTCCGCCTTCACCTTCATCAAATAAATCACCGAAAGGTAAAAATGCTACAATTGCATATCCAACTTTTTTTGAATCATCCCATGGTGGGGTCCAGAGTGTGGCATCTTTTTCGTGGGTTTGGTTCTCTTTGTTTAAATCGTCTTTAATTTTTTCGGAGTTTTTTGCGATTTGTTTAATCATATCTAATTTGTTCATATTAACTAGTGTCTCTTTTCTAATTTACTTTTTGTCTTTGTTGCTGAATTATTTTTTCTCTTTGAATAAATCTGTATGCATCTTTTAAAAATATTTCTCTTTTTAAACTGTTTACATCACCTCTACTTTCCTCAACTATTTTACTATATATCTTTTTATAATTATAAAATAAATATCCTTTAGTAATGCTATAGATATCACTTTCATAAATTATTTCTATCAACTCTTCAACTGATTTATCTTTTGTCAATTCCTGTTTTATATTATTTATATCTTTGCTTAGAATGCCTTTGTATGATCTTTTTAACTTATTCCATAATAATATATGTCTTGAAATTTTATTGAAATCTAATGAATAAAAATTATCTTCTTCCAAATAAAATCCATGAATTAAAGCTTCCAAATCATAAGGATATTTATTACAAAGTATTGAAAATATACTACTTTGTCTTTTATACATTTTATTATTTTGAATATTCTTTAACGTAAATCTTTTTACTTTACTATTTACCTCCCAATTAAATGGTGTATAATATTTCTTATATATTAAGAATTGGGTGAATAGTTGTTCTGGAGTAAAATTTAACATTATTTAACTTTTTGTTAAAAATTTAACTTTAATACTAAAATTCATTCCTATTGTCTCTTGTGGCTTTAATTGAAATGTCAAACATTGTTCAAATGAACTATGATTTCTTCTAATAAATACCTGTAATATTAATCTATTACCATCAATCACATAAGGTGTATTATTTCTTTCATCACAAACTATATGATAATCATAAATTCTTAAACAATTTATAATATTCACCATAAAATCATCAACTTTGTTTATAATTCGAAGACGTGTAATTTCATCATTAATTTCACCCTTAAAACTTTGTAAAATTTTATTAACAGAACAATTAATATAATTTATTATATCACTATAATTTTGTTCTTCCATTCTTGCTAATGTATAAGCACAACGTTCTTCCAGAATTTTTCTGTCATTTGTCATTTTAGATTTCTTCCATAAATGAATGTTTTTTAATTTCTGGTAATTTCAAAGTCTTATTATTTTTTGCTTCCATTTCCATTAATAATAACCAATCAGAAGGTAAATCTGTCTTTTTAAATTCATCAATATCAATATCTAATACTTCATCAATATATCGTAAAGTTGCCTTTAAATAAGATCCTTCTGAATCATAATACTTTATTAAAATATTTAGAATGCTACTCATTTATCCCTTTCACTTCATAAACTATTTCATCAAAAAATTGTTCCAACATTTCTCCTGCTTCTTTTGAAATATCAGCATATGAAACTTCTTGTGTTTCAAGATCTTTTATTGCTAACCTGAAAATCTTATCATTTTTAAAAGCAGGAAACTTATCAAGTCTATCATTAAATTCTATAACATTTATACGTTTTGTCATCCAAATTTCTATGCCGTTATTAGTTACTATCATAATTATATCCTCTCCAAAAATTCTTTATACATATCAATAGATTTTATATTACTGTATTTCTGAAGCTTTATTTTATTAAGGATTTCAGCTTTATACTTTTCAATTGAATCTTTAGTCAAACCTAAAATTGAAATAAGCATAAATTCTTTTACATATTCCTTTTTAATATTTAAAATATTTTCAGCATGATTGCGAATATCATTAGAAGAAAATTTTCTGATGTCAATTGATATAACATACTTGATAAATTTTATTTTTTGAACCAATTTAGCAATCTTTTCAGTATATTCAGCCTTTTTGAAACGAATATATTTATCAATATAAATCAACATTTCTTTTACATAAGCTTCAATCAATTGTTCTGCATTGTCAAAATTTAAAACTGCTTTCCCATCAGTTGATAAAATGTTTATGCTTTGTTTTAATGCAACCTTTAACTTGAACACTTCAAGTAATTTATCTTTATATTTTTCAATTGATGCCTTAGTTGCCTTTATTTCAATATCAATATTTCTTGTTGAATCATCATCATAATTTGTAATTACACCAGATTCTTTTAATTTCTGTAATATTAATCTATATTTTTGTTGAGAATAACTTGCAGGAATTTCTGAAATATGTAATGTGGTGCTATTTACAATTTCAATCTTTCCATACATATAAAAAATTCCATCTTCCTTTTTAACTTCACCATTAAATTTAGGAACATTAGGAATTAAACTTTTCTGCTTTTTATTATTTAATACTTGTAAAACATTTCTTTTAATTTCTTTAGGATTATATGATAAAATATCAGTTTTCAATCCTACAGCAATTCCATTACTTCCATTTACAAGTACCATTGGAACTGAGAAAAAATAATTATCAGGTTCATAAAAATTATTATCATCTTGCGGTGAATAATGCAAAATTTCCGACATTACAATGTACTTTAAAAATTCTTGATTTAATTTTATTGAAGTATATCGAGTAGCGGCAGGTTTTGGTTCAAGACGATTTCCAAAATTACCTTTTCCTGTAAATAATGGAATTAAATTTTTAAAATCTGCAGCCATATTACAAACTGCTCCGTCACGACTTAAATCTCCATGATGATAATTTGATATCCTTTTCACATCTCCAGAGAAGGCTCCTGTATTTACATATTTTCCATTGTTATGATTCTTTAAAGCTGTATAGAAGATCTTTCGATGAACAGGCTTAAATCCATCCATTAATGCAGGAACGGCCCTATTAAATACCGTTTCTAATTCATAAACATCAAACCATTTGTGCAATTCTTTCATCAATTCCTCCATTATAATTAATCAACAATATAAATATAACCATTTCTTTAAGCATTGTCAACTAATATTTTTTTTTAATTGTTGAGGCGAGACATTCGAAATAGTGGGTGGTCGACAGTTCCACTAAATCATGTAGAGGGATTTTCAATAATTTACCTATAACTTATCTTCCCACTTAGCAATAAATTAAAATAATAAATTATTCTTTTCACCTCAACAATCAATAATTATAATATATCTAATTCTTTATGACTTGTCAACTACTTTTAATGATTTTTCAAAAATAAAAAATATAATATGAATTACAATTAAACTAAATATTGTTATAAAATCAAAGTTAAATGATAATACCTTATTCCATAATGGGAGTATTAACAATACATAAGCAAATCTATTAATAAAAATTGAAATTTTTGTTAAGTGTTTAGTATATTTATCATAAACATAATTTATCACTTTATTATAATTTGTTTCAAAAAATGGAGGAGTAGTTTCATATACTAATTCTTGACAATGTATACAAGGTACACAAATGAAATCATCACTAAATTTTTCAATATAAAATATAGTTTTACAATGTTTACATTTTAAATACCTAACATCTTTATACTTTAAAGAAACAAAATACTTATCAAATTTTTTCATATTTCTCCTCATAGAATTTATTGATTGCGTCAAGATCATCAATAGGAATAAGGATCGGATTTGCCATCATATATTCAACTGCTTCCGAAGGCAGACTTCCTAAACCCTTAAAGTAACTTAAAACAATTGCATCTTCAGGAGGATCCTCAATTGAATATTTTATTTTACCATTTTCTTTATATTCATAAAGAGGTGTTTCAAGTACAAATAATCTTCCTTGTTCAATAAACCACGGAAAGAATTTTGCAAAGAAGTAAATCAACAAAATTCTAATATGAAGTCCATCAGGGTCCTGATCAGTTGCGATATATAATTTACCATGTCGCAAATTATTTTTATCGCCTAAATGTAAAGCCGAAATCAAATCCTTATATTTTTCATTTTTTAAAATAACTGAAAGTGATTCATTTCCAATATTTTTAGGCTTACCTTTAAGAGGTAAAATAGAATGTATTTTTGGTTCACGAGCAAAACTAAATGCTCCTTTTGCTGAATCACCTTCAGTCACAATAAGAATTTTTTCAAGAGGATTTTTAGATGTTGCTTCAACTAATTTGTCAATAAATTCATTTTTTGTTTTAGTAATTTTATTTTTTGCAAGTAAAGTACTTTTGGTTGAATGAAAATCAAGATATCCTTCAATTAATTTATTGTTTCTTAAAAAGGCATTAACAAACTTTTTGATTTCCATTTCTTTTACATCAAAACTGTTATCTGACTCATAAGACATTAAGATATCTTTTGTTTGGTTTTTAAATTTTAAATTTTCTCCTTTAAACAAACCGATCATTGAAATATTTTCATTCAACCAAGTGTTTCGTGTTATTTTCAATTTATATTTACGATTTAATCTCTCCCTAATTTCAGTAAATATTTTTGTTTTAAAAATCTCAAAACCTGAATACATTGAAATCGGCTTTGAATTAATCATAAAGATTTTCTTTGATTCACCTTTACTTAAACCGAAAGCAATGTTATAATTACCGTTTGAAAGATTTACAAAAATTTCATCATTTAAAATTCCCTTTACAAATTTCTTTACATTGTAATTTACACGTTTCCCGTTAAAAGAAAATTTAATATCAGGATAAATCATTGACAAAATTCTGATATATTCTTCATATAATGGTAAATAATACTCAAGAACATTGTCAAGATTGAATAACTTAAAATCAGGTTTAAACATAATTTGAGTATAATGATCCTTTGATTTGTTTCCTGACCTTATTGCTTTCCCAACAGTTCTTGAATGATTTGCAAATTTCTGGTGATACTTTTGTGAACCTTTATTTTTTGTATTTAATGTAAATTCTTTTGAGAAAAAATTCACAAGACTGATTCCCATTCCATTTTGTCCAATAGTTTTACGATTTTCATCAATAAAATTGTTTCCACTATATAATTTAGTCAAAATCCATTCAGGAGTATATTTTATCTTTCCAGCAAATTCATATTTACTTGTAGGATAACCGTCACCATCATCAAGAATTGAAATATAATCTTCCTTTATTACAACTCTAATATATGATAATCCATGTCTTTCATATTCATCAATAGAATTTGTGATTGCTTCTTCAAATAATCTGAAAAATCCTTCCGAAAAGGCAAATATCTTTTCCTCAAATTCTCCAGTTGCTTTGTTCAAAATATTAAATGATTTTTGAACTACACCTATAGTTCCTAATAATACTTCAGGCCTCAAATGAACAAATTCTTTTTCATCTAATACTTTAAATTGATCTTTCAATTTTACCCCTTTAAAAATTTTAAACATTTTTGTAAACAGTTCTCAGGAGATTTTTTATATTCTTCTTCCCAAATTATATATACAATATAATCATTATTTTCTATAATGTCAATTCTTTTTTTATCTTTTCCCCAAATTTCTTTTGCTTTCATATTATTAAATGGATTTGGTTCCATCCATTCTTCAAATAAAATTGGATTAGCATGAAATATATCACCATTAAATTCAATAACTTTATTATGATAAGTAAAATCTGCTCTAAATATATCAATTAATTTTTCTCTTTGATGTTCAGCAAAAAATACATTTTCTTTATCTTTAATATTATCTAAAATATCAAAAAATAATAATTGAGATATTTTAGAATAACCACAGAAAAAAGATTTTTTTCTTTGTGTTTCTTTCCATTTAGCATTACCTTCTAACTTACCATACTTTTTAATATATCCTTCAAAACTATTTGAAAAACTTATATTTTTCTTCCATTGATTCCATTTTTTAATTCCGTCATCTTTTCCATGTCTTTTAATAAAACCATCTTTAGTTAAAGCTTTCATTTGTGATAATCTTTGTTTTTTTTGCCAAAGTTTAAATCTTTTTTTACCTTCAGCTTCTCCATGTCTTTTTATATATTTTTTAAGATTATTACCAATTTGATTCCTAAATTCATTATATCTTTCAGTACCTTTACTCTTCCCAAATTTTTTAATAAACCCTTCTTTATTAGCATAAAATGTATTTATTTTCTTTTTATAAATCATTTTATCATATCTTTCAGTACCTTCAACTTCTCCATATTTATTTTTAAAGGCCTTTAAAGATACAACATCTTTATTTTTTTTTGATTCTTTAATTTTATTTCTATATTCATTATATTTTTTAGTACCTTCAACTTCTCCATATTTATTTATAAATCCTTTTAAATTTGTATGAAAAACATTTAAATAACCTTGATTTTTTTTTGATTCTTTAATTTTATTTCTATATTCATTATATTTTTTAGTACCTTCAACTTCTCC